CCGTCTGATTGATTTACTATTTTAATGACCACTCTTCTATCGTTTTGTTGCAAAATAGTTGGTCCTGTTACTGTATCTGCCATAATCCCTCCTTAATTAAGATTATTAGATGGGGCCGAAGCCCCATCATAAAGTTATTTATTAGCCGTTATTGTAATCAAAAGCTGCGCCAGTGATTTTAATAACTATTTTACCTGCTGTGTAAGCTGCTTCAGTAGCATCTCCAGTAGTCAAGTAAAGATATTTTTTACTTAATGCCGCAAGTGTTGCTCCACCGTCAGCAGAAACATACATACCTAAAGTTAAGTCACCATTATTAAGTAATACTGTTCCACTAGATACTGCTGCATTTTCTGCATCAGTAGCTGTAGCACCACATACTAAATTAATATCTGGATCTCCACCTGTTGGTACTTCTAAACATGCAAATTCTATTTCAAATGGAATACCATTAACTCCAGTTGTTAGTTCTGCAATGTAAGCATTAGCTGCTCCACCATCAGTACCAATAATATCATTTGCAGCACCACCAGAAGCTAATCCACCATGTAGATCGATTAGAATAGTAGTGTAGATAAGACCACCAACTTTATTCACAAATGTGCTAATTGCATCATCAGCAATTCCTGTTCCATGATCATTAGGTGTTACTTTGAAAATAGTAGCTGCTGTACCTAAACTTGCATTGTTAGTACCAGTTGAAGTGCCTGCTGCTACAATGTTATTTCCAGTACTTGCAACTTTTTCTATTTCCATACCACCAGCAGCTTTGATAACTGCGTAGTCAACAAAAGCTCCAGTAGTTGTGTTTTTAGTTGTTGCCTTAATGTCACCGTCCGAACGGACTGTTCCATTAAACGTTGTTGTTGCCATAATTATAATCCTCCTAGTTTGTATGAATACTATCTCTAGGCCGTCGACTATACCGCGTTAGTATTCTTTTATAATTGTATAGTAATTTTTTATAGCGTTTTTTTAACTAGAGCGCAAGAGATTATATGATTCGGAGACGTTTTCCGGAATGTAGCTTTTAGACTAAGTAGCTACTGAAACTTGTGCCTTTGAGTCTTCAATCTTATTAACTCTGTGAGCAACTTTTGCCTCTTCTAACTTGATCTCAGTGATGATTTCTCTAATTTTATCATCAATTCTAACCATGTTAAGAGTATATCTACCTGACTCGTTATACTCTTGCTCCCAACTTAACTCCAAGGACTTCTTTTGTTTGTATAGGTTTTGTGTCATATACAACCTCCTCATAGGTTATCCATTTACCTTTTTTATTGGTAAATCCATCAGTATCAAATATTACCTCTTTTTTTCCTAGTTTGTCAAGGATAGATTGTTCAATACTTTCAGCATTATCTTCAGCCATTACAGTAAAGTCTGCATAATGCCCATGGTAACGGATTTGTATTCGGAAGTTTTTCATAGTGTAATTATTACTTTATTTGTGAAATGAGGCCGTTTTGAGGCGGCCTCATTAATTTATTTACTTATTACGCACCTGGTGATCCGAAGATACCTCTCCAGTCAGACCAGCCGAAGCTGTATCTTTCTCGAGCTTTGTATCTCACGTTACCAGTTTCAAAATCGCCTTCCATAGCAGTTTTGATTGGTGCTCTTGTAAAGTGTTTTAGTCCATTTGGTACATCTGTTTTGATAAAGAATGCATCAGTGTCAGTTAAATAGTGGTTTACTACATAACCTTGAGGAACCATCCCCATGTTTTTGACTGCATTGATATCATTGTCAGCTGTTCCAGTTCTACCGATAGATTTCATCAATCTTTCAGCAGTAAATTGCAACGCAGAAGGAACAATTAATTTCATTCCTTTAGCTGCAATTTTCAGACCACGCTCATCAGTTAGTGCAGCAATGTCAATCATTGATTGCTCTAAAGATGTTTCGTTAAGGTCTGCAGCAGTTGATAGTTCGTTTTGCTCAGTACCAGCAACAATTACGTGTGCTGTTGAACAAAGTTCTAAACCATCTCCGCCAGTGTATGAACTGTTAAACGCTCTGTTAAGAACATTTGCTGCTTTAACTTGTTTAGAATTAGCCATTGATCTAGCTAATGCTTTTGTATAACGAGACGCAAGTCTGTCATATAAGTTATCTTCAATCGCTTCTTCAGTGATTGAAAACGCTAAAGCAAGCGTTTCATGCGTGTAACGAGCCGTGAAAGTTTCTTGTGCTGCATCGTAGTTAACACTTTGACCTTCAGGTTTTACAGAAGCATTTCCAAATCCAGATAACATAACTTCTTCTTCAAAAGCTCTGTCTGAATTTTCTGAACTAAAAATTTCTGCATGTTCGTTAGCGTAGTTTTTGTATTCCAAGCCGAATAGTGCATTCAAACCTGGTTCTAGTTCTTTAACTAGTTGTGATCGTGATATTGCCATGTTTTTATACTCCTATTATGCTAAGGCTGTGTCTACTTTAAACACATGTTCGCCGACATTAAATACACAATACGCGTTAGCGTTAGCTGAACTCGTATCTTGGTTATCGGGATCGTTTGAGATTCCGATTTGTTTGAAACCATTGTCAGTCGCTGCTTCAGAAGTATCTAATTCTGAAGTTGATTGACCAGTGATAGTACTTCCACCAGTTCCTACGAAGTCCATTGCTGAATGATTCATAGCTGCTGTTCCAGTACCATCATGTTGTGCTTCAAACACGATGTAAGGATCGACATATACGGAAGCTTTAAGATCAGAAGCATTAGTGCTTGCTGGATAATAAGCGCTCCAAGTTGGTTTGCTAGTTGTTGGATCTGTGTAAAACACGCCTCCGAAAACGCCCAATTGTTGAACGTCTGCGGCAGCTGCTGCTTCAATCCCACCAGCTGTAACTGCTTCAACTACTTGTCCAGTATAAATTGCTGTATTGTAGTTAGCTGCAATCACATATTCTTCAGTTCTGATTTGTCCACCAACAAGTGATCTTGTAGGTCTGAAACCAAAAGCTGCGTCTTGATTTGCCATAGTTTTTCTCCTAATGCTTACAGAAAATCTGTAAGCGGTTAAATTTAATTCGTTGGATTAGGAATCGCTAATAAATTAGTTTTTCTTTGTTCCACCGAAGGTTACACGGGACTGCCTCTCAGCATTGATCGGCATTCCTGGGTGTTGCTCCTTCATGAGATCGTTTTCTATAGCGTCATTTGCGTCTTGAGTCATATTATTAAAATATGCTTCGCGCGATTTGACAATCTCTTCGGGTACCTTCGCAAGCAAAAGGCCACCAACTCCGATTACCCCTTTGTATTTGCCTTCCGTAACAGTTGGATATTCAGATCCTGGATATGCATCAGCTCTTACAAGCTCGTATCCTGATCTAATTCGCCCAGCCATGTTTTTCGTATCGTCGAAACCCATAGTTTCAGCTCTTATCCACCTGTGATGATAACCATCTGGCGCAGGGGGTGCATCTAAAGATGATGGTGGAGTCCAAACTTTTTTCTGAGATGTTTTTTCTCTTGTCTGGCTCGCACGGGAAGTTCTTTTGTCGTTTGTCATATGCTTATGCCTCCTTCGTGATTTTTAATTGTTTTGCATACTCTTCTAGTGGCACACCTAATTTTTTAGCGATTGCTACCTGAGAGGATGTGAGTCTCACAGTTTTGCGACCAGGTTTAACACTTCGCGTAGCTGAAGCTACTGTTTGTGTAGGTTTAGTCGATTCCTGTGAATTAGTTTTACCAAATTTATGCGGAAAGTCAACACGTATTCTTTTATCTATTTCTGCATAGTATTCTGGAGAATTAGGATCAAATCCTTCTTCTTCAGTTAACTTCTTGTGTAAATCAAAAGCAGTATAAGTCATGGCACTGTCTTTACCAAACCAATCGTTGTTTGCTGCCCACTCTTCAGCTTTTGGATCTACGGGTGCTTGAGGTGCTACAGCTTGATCTAAAGTAAGAGTTTTTACCTCGTTTGCTTTAGCTTCAGCTTGTCTCGCTTTTAACGATGCCACTCTAGCTTCTTCAACACCTAATTTAGCAATATCTTTTTGAGCTTCAACTTCAGCTGCAATATCTCCTGCATCTCTTGCTCTTGCAAGTTTTGCCTGAGCCGCCTGTAAGCCTGAAGTAACTTTATTTTCTATTGCTGTTACATAACTAGGTTCAAGTTTTGATATTTTTGTTTTAAGTTGAGTGTGTTCTTTTTGAACTCCTTTAGCATAATCTAAAGCGGCTTCTTTTTGTCGCTCTGCTTCACGCCATTTTTTTGTTAATTTAGAAATTCTTTTTTGAACACCTTCACTATATTCTTCTAATTCTTTCTTTTTTTCAGTTTCTTGTTTCTCGTCACTCGTTTCTTGTTTCTCTTTTACTTCTTCTTTTTTCTCCGGTTCTTGATTGTCCTTGCTATCTCGAACATCCAACTGCTCAGATGGTTTCTCAGGTGAGTCATCGGGCTTAGCAACGTCTTGAGTAGTTTCATTTTCTATCTCCTGTTTTTCTTCGATATCAATTTCAGCACCAGGGCCGGTTGTATCAATATCGACTGTTTTTTCTTCTACGTCTGGCATAGTTTCTCCTATGGTTAATTATGATGAAGAACGGATTCGGGATTTTCAATAGTTCCTAAAACTTCGTCGTCATTGAGAATACGAACTTCTCCGCCTTCGATGGGTAGTCTTGATCCTGCGTAACGTGCAAAAATAACCCATTGTCCTTGTTTGCACCACGGTCCCGTTGGAAACTTTTCTTTATCATGATAAGCCAACGGACCCATCTTGAGTACGTAACCACAATTGGTTGCGATACGTAATTTGTCTAATGATTCTTGTGCGATTAAAATTCCTCCTTTAGTTTTTTCCTTGGGTGTAAAGGGTAAGACTAAAAGTCTCCAGCCGCTAGGAGCGGGAAGCTGGGATTTTTGTTTTTTAATATTGTCTGGATTTAGAGGTTCTTTTTCTTGATGTTCTTTGTATTTTTCTTCCAAAGCATTTTTATGCTTTGGGACTTCCGTCGAGGTTAATAATATTTCCTTGTTCATCTTTTTGCTCCTTCTGTTTAAGCAGGTTAGAGATTTCCTGTAGCATGTACTGATAGGTACGTGCCTGTCCTAACATATACTGATATTTCTCCATATTGTCAATACCACCACTAATCATAGTGTCACCAACTCTTTGAAGATTGTCTTGTAAAATTTTTTGTAACTTAGCAACGACAACTAAGGGATCCATTATATTATTTCCATTTCTGATCTTTGTAGACCTGTTTGTCCGCTAGATATTTCCTTCCAAAAAATAATTAAGGTTAAACGCGGATTTTTAGTTTTTTGAGAAAATTCATTGGCTGCATGCCATTCCATAGCATCAAAACCAATACAACGATTATAAACATTTGAAAACCGAACGGTTTCTTCAAAATCGCTGTTACTTTCTGCTCTATATTTTTCAGCCTCTTCTGCTGAAAGTTTACCTAAATTAAATTCTCTTTTTTTCATATTATTACGGGTTGTATATATTGGACCTATTCCTTTTTTAGGTCTAAAAAGGGAAGTTCCTGATTTTAAATTTTCATCTTTATTTAAATAAATAAGCGATGTATGCATATGGGGTGTATCATTATGAACCCAACCTTCTCCCAATCCTCCTAAAGAAGATTCTATTTTTTGAAAATAAGCTGTACATTGAAATCCTATAATAGTTGCCGATAAATGTAATTTAAGATATTTGCTACAAATTGCATTTTTTAATGCAGGGTTGACGTGGTGTAATTCAGGTGATCTTGCACCCGGCCACAGTCCATCTGGTGAAGATTTATAATCTAGTGTATTCGCTAAATTTACAATTTCATCAGGGTGTTTAAAAAAATTATCCACGCAAGTTATTGGAAATTGAAACATAATTTTCTTTCATATTAACAGTCCCACTTTCTTAGTGCTTTATTAATTCTTGAATTAGGGTCTCGTGCCGTTTTAGCAGATGTTAATCTTTTTTTCATACCCCCCATTCTTGCACAAAAGGACTTACGTCTTCCGCTTGTTTTTGATTTTGTAGGTGCTTTTAATGTACCACCTGTTTGAGCTTTATAACTTGCTCTACCTCTTTTATTTAATCCACCAGAAGGTGATTTACCTTCTTTTCTTGTCCAGGCAGGAGATCCGCCACCATTCATATAAGCTCTTCCATATCCTCTTAAAGCTAGTCCTGGCATTAAATCATTCCTTTGTAATATTTCTCGTAAGATTTATTTGATAATTTTTTTCCACCATATTCACTTTTAATAGCGCTTCCGATGTAACCACCTTCACTAAGATTTTTTCTATCTTTATTCTTAATAAGATTTTTACCACCGCGACCAATGCCGACAGTTTTTCCGCCTTTAACTCCAATAGCAGAAAACATTATGCTTGGCTTTCTTTCAAAGCTTTAGCAGTAGGTGCACCAGCTGATCCTGGAGATCTCATTTTTTCTCCACTACCTGATTCTATTCTTTTGCGTTTAGCATGAATATTAGCCCATAAACCATCAGCAGCTTTTACTCGACCGCCTGAGTTTAATTTTTGTCTAGCTTTATTTCCGTAATCGTTTCTCATTATTTTTTCCTTAGTGCTTTAAAATCAGCCTTATTAATTACATTTTTTGGTGGTGCAGCACTTGCTATTTTTACTTGTCCACCAACAAGTTTTTTTGGTGTTCCTTCTTTATATCCAGTTCTTTTTATCATACCACCACCCATAGCACCTCGTCTATTTGTAGTTTGTTTATTGTATCTTGGGTTTGCCATTATTTTTTACCTCCATTGTTTCTAAATACTTGTGTTCCCTTTATACCAAATACGCTGGCAACTACAAGTATCCATAAGTTAGTAAACCATTTTGGCAGATTCGAGAAATACTCAAAGAATACATCTATCTTCTGCATAGCCGCCGGATCCTCTGTCCACACCGACCAAGCGAGCACTAAAATCGGGAGCGTTAATATCGCAAGTACGATTTCGTCCTTGTAGTCGTTTTGCCGCGCTTCTAACAATTTGCCCTGGTAAGATTCTTCTCCTCGGGCCATACGCTCTGCATGCATCAATTGTGCATCAGACATAGCCATTTTTGTCTTCTGACGGTTGGCATATATTTTACCACCCGCTTGTAATGCTATTTTTGCTAATCCAAACCAAGCCATATTAATACCAAGTTACTGGTTTTTGTGGTCTAGCAGCTCTTGTTCCAGCTACAGGATTTGTATCTTTTTTATCCTTGCTCACTGCAACAGGTTTATTATTTTTATTTGCATCCGGTGTAG